TCTGCGGGTTGGGGTGCCTCCTCGGGTTGGGGAGCCACTTCTTCTGCGGGTTGGGGAGCCACTTCTTCTGCGGGTTGGGGTGCCACTTCTTCCACGGGTTGGGGTGCCACTTCTTCCACGGGTTGGGGTGCCACTTCTTCTACGGGTTGGGGTGCATCCTCGGATTGGGGGACCGCCAACTCTCCCGTAGGTTGAACCAACGCGGGTTCAGACACCGCTACAGGCGGCGTTTTCAATTCTTGTTCAGGTTCTTTCATCGTTTCTGAAGGTACACTTTCCGAAGCAACATTCTCATCCGACTTCATAGCCTTATTTTTCAACATCATCAACGACATCATAGTAGCATCAATGGTGCTGGATGCAGCCGACGCCGTTTTTTCTGCCCCCAACATTGCTTGTTTGGCCGCCGTAATTTCCTTTTCAATAATTTCAATATGTTTGATGGTTTCCTCCATTTAACCGACTATACATTATCTGCCGATTTTTATTTTCCTCCCACCGTAGCTTCAATGGGAACCATCGTCCAGCGTCCTTTGACCTTCTCTAATTTACCGATGATCAATAAATTCTCCCCCGTTTTCTTGGAACGGTTGTAGCTGTCCAAGTCATACACAAATCCCGTCGCTTTATCTACCGCATAATCTATGCTTCCAACGGTTAATTTTGTCAATTTTAGTTTTTCGGTACGAATATTCAAATCCTCCTTCTGTTGTTGGTCCTCTTCTAAAGAAGGAAAAGAGCCGAAATCGTTGGATGTTACCTTTCCGTAGCCATAACACACCAAATTTTCGGATTGGTTTACCGAAGCATATGTACTGCAGTCAATGGCGCTTTCTTTCATCGATCTCAACAGTTGTTGATTGATCGTGTCTTTTATCCGGGCCGTTTCGTACAAACTTTCGTCCGTCGTTAACGGTGTTTTTTTGTCCAATTTACTCACATCATTGATAAGCAATTCCTTGTTTTTATCGCTGGTGCGTTGTTCGTCACTAAATCTGCTCAAATACAAGAACACCTTGACGGTCCTAAGGGATTCTTCCAAATCTTGATGACTACAGATGCGGCGGGCACGACCAATCACCTGTTCGAGACGCACCATGTGCCAATAAGGCTCAATAATGTGGACAAATCGAGTGTTTTTCAGATTGATGCCTTCTGCGCCGGAAGAAGTGATCATCATAATTTTCACCACATCCCCCATAAAATTATTTTCGGCTATTTTTCGTAATTGAACCGTCATAGCAGGAGGTAACACATTCCATTGGCTGTTGTAAATGTTGCGCAGTATTTCGCGTTCTTCGGGTGATTCTGTTCCAGTATACAGTAAAAACCGAGGTTTCTCTGGATATTGGGGTTCGACCAGGGACCACTCGGTACTTTCTCCGCCACCTTCCGTCTGTTTTGTTACACGTAATTGTTCAAATCCGTTGGCTTCTAGAATGAATTTCAAAATACCAATACCCTCAATGGTACGGAATTGACTGTAAATAAGGTGAAGTCCCCGATTGTTCTCGTCCAACAGGTTCTCCAACACCTGTAAAAATTTGGGACTGTAGGTTCTCAATCCCTCTTTGGACAAATACTCTGCCGAATGATCCTGTAAAAACTGTAAAGCATACTGTATGCGATCTGCGTAGGTTTTAGGTTCATCGCCCTCTTTCGTTTCACCCTCTTCTTCTTGACCTTCGGCTTCCTCCTCGTCGTCCTCTACATAGGGATCGGAATCTTTCAGTAAGCGTGCCGGGGTTGCGTCAAACACCGCTTCGCTGATTTCCTTTTCCCCTCGACGTTCAGGTAATGGACGCCCAGGAGGGGTAGGAAACACGAAATTACAACACGCTCGTGAAAAAATGCGGTAGGTAGATGATATGGTATATAAATTTTCTACGCCGGGTTTCGCATTCTTGGCGTTTTTCTTGGCCTTCTTTTCCTGTTCGCGTTCTTCCTTGCGTATCTTGGAATAATTTTCAAACTGGTAATCACTCATCTCGCAATCAACCACATGCAATACTTGGTCGCCGCCCTGGCCGCCTTCTGCCTCGTCTTTATCTACTTTGACGAAATTCGGCAACAGCTGCTCTTGCGCGCTGCGGTAATAAGAAGTAAGACCCAAGATACGACGTTGAAATAGTTTCTTATTTTTAATGACGACCGAATCTGTATCAATAAACATATTTAAAAAGGCGTCGGAATCGTCGGGGAGAGCCTTGTAGAGTTTGGTTTCCGTAGCCCCCTCCATGACTTCGATGCCGTTTTGGGAGAGGATACGTACGATAGTTCTCTCGAATTCCGCGTCTGAAATGTTACCCGTGGGGTCCAACCTGACGCCGGCATAGCGCGCAAACGCCTCTCCTTCTCCTCCCAAAACATGCGGTAATTTGTCGTAATCTAGACCCGGAACTCGGATACCCTCCGCCTGTTGGTCCAGTTCCTTGGAAAATTCGGCATGGTCCCGCGAACGTTCTAAATCGCGTTGGATGATGTTCTCCGTGTTTATCGTAATAATGTCCGGAGTCTTGGATTGGCGGTTCTTTCGGGTAACACGTTTACCACGAATTGCGGAAGGGGAGGGTTGTTTTTGGGTTGTTTTACCCCCGCCGCGTTTGGGTGGTGCCGCGGGTCGTCCCGGTTTACGTGCGTTGATGAAGCCAAACGGGTTACGCGTGATTGTGAGCTTGTTCCCGCTGTATTCGACATAATCGTAAGTTCGCATACCTCCCCGTTCCAACATGTCCAAGATGGTGTCCCGATTCACCTTTTGCGAAGACGTCACATTGAGATGGAAAATCCAGGTCTTGATGTATCCACGCAAAATATTGTACAGAATACCGATTTCGTTAGGATAGTTAATAATGGGCGTACCGGTCAGTAAAACCACGCGACAGTCCGACGCCTTCATGAGATAATCATACAACATGTAAGAAATCGACCCTTTCTTTTTGATTTTATTGACAATTCTGCTGACAAAGTTGTGCGCTTCGTCAATAACTACCACCGAATGGTCAAACGGGTTCACCGTGAAATCCTGGGTCAATTCGCGCATTTTTCGCATATTCATACCGTTGTAATTCAAGTCCACGTATTTACTGCGAATCATGTTGTTCAGTTGATCATCGATGGTTTTCTGGTCATTACCGGAGAGTTGTGCAAAGTTGGACGGTTTTCGTACATCCACGAGCCAGGCACCCCCCTGTTTTTCAATTTGCTCGGCAGAAAGCGAGAGAGATTTTGCCAACGCATCTACGTACTCGGGATGACCGGCTACAGACACAAATTCCCAGTACTGATCTTTTTTGAAAAGGCGGTCACCACACTTTTTCAGTTCGGTAAAAAAATTCATTTTAAGTGATGCGGGAGTCATGACGTAAATCCGTTTATCGGTTTTCATACCCTCGGCAATGGCAATACTGGTACATGATTTACCACTTCCCAAGGAAAAATACAACAACAACCCGCGGTAAGGAGTGTATAAATTCAAATATTCACGTGCGATTTTTTGATGTGGAAGCAGATCAAAGGTTTGATTGGTGGTGTCTGTATCACACGATACCTTTTCACGATTTTCCATGAATTCACGGCGTTCCGGTTCAAAGAGTTGTTGGAGTTTTGTCACCGCAAGTTTACGGTTATTCATGTAGTAATTGGACGCCCGGTGTACCGATTTTTCCATAGGGGGTAAACGTGCGTCTATTTCGAGACTCTCGGCCATGAGCTGTTTAATGGGGAACTTGGACACGATTTTGATTTTGGGTTTGGCCTTTGGTTTCGGTTTAGATTCTTCTGCCACTTCCAGCGTCTTGGATTCTACCGACTGAGGACTCATTATTTTCACCTTTTTAATCATAATTTTCTTTGGTGCGACAGGAAGAGATTCGGGAGGTTCGGGAGCTTCGCGTTTTTCTTCGGCGGGAATATCTATCTCTTCCTCCCCTTTGGGCGGTGGTTGTTCCATTAAAAAATCGGGTGGCGCGAGGGGAGCCGCGGCCGCGATTTCGGTTCTCGTCTCTTTCGTCCGCGTAAACTGGCGAATACGTTTTAATACCGCGTCGCGGTCAATGGCCGACGTCGCCGATTGATCCACAATTGTCACTCTTGGTCGCACGCGGGGTACCGCCGTCTCTACCGGGACCGGTTCAGAAACATCCTCCTGGATTTCCTCCGTTTCCTCGTGAATTTTTACAACAACATCCATTTTAGGTTTCGGCGCATGCCGTACTTTTAATTTTTCTTTGAAATGTTCTAAACTTGAAATGTTCATCTGTGGATATATGAATAACTGTTGTCTCTATAGTATAATTACAGAGATTTATCCCAAAAATACCGACTCAAAACCTGTCCAGGATACGAATAGCTGCTTCACACGCAATTTGTTCCGACTTCTTTTTGATTTTGTGGCGTCCTTCACCTAAAAATACTAACACATATCGGTTTTCACACATATATTGATGTATATCACCGTATTTTGAAAACTGGGTGATCGGTACCGCCTCTTCAATCTTCGCCATATGGATCGGCTGTCCCAGACATAAATACACCCCCATGTGATAACCCGTTTCCGCATGATGAACTTCCATTTCCAAATAATGCGGGGTGACTTTGAATTCTTTTTGAATCTTTACCTGTAAAATATTCTTGTAATTATCGTCGTTTTGAATGAGAGAAATCCAGTCCACGTGTTTTTCGAAAACGTTTTCCACGAATATTTGTACAAATTGAAACCCCGGACCAGTGACAAAGATATTTTCGAACCAACCGTCCTTGTCTGATACCTGAACCTTGTTGAGATCCAGAAACATGGCACCAATAAACGCCTCGAATAAACACCCCAGTTTCTTCAAATTCGTGCGGGTTTGTTTTGATTCCGCGTGTTTGGATAAAATGTACCACTTGTGTAACCCCATTTCAAGTGCCATCTTACCAATGGCTTCATTCTTTACTAGCGCAATCTTCTTCTCGGTCATAAACCCCTCATTTTCTTTGGGAAAACGGCGATACAAATAATATTTAGTAATACATTCCAAGACCCCGTCTCCTACAAATTCCAGGCGCTCGTTGGATTTACTGTAAAGAGGCAAACAATCGGGGGGTTTATGCATAATAACAATGTTATTTTGTTGGTTCTCAATGTGTGGCCGTTTGATGTAGGATTTATGAATAAAGGCCCGTCGATACAGCTGAAAATTATGAATCGAGACATTTACGCCGTAAGTTCGTAAAATCTGTAGTATTTCCACGGGGAGTATTTCCTTGTTTAGCGAATTGTAAGGGTCGAAAATGAGCGTTTCTACTCCCAATGCGTTTTTTTCCACGCGGAGATCATCGTCAATTACACCGGTTTCGTTCATTTTATTTTATACCAAATAAAATGAATTCGATGCGCTGCCAATGGGTAGAATAGTATCATGGTCCAGTAAATTTTATGTGGTTTCAATTTTTATTGTATATGCATATAGTATATTAAATAAACGCACCAAGTCAATCATGGGAAATCCTTTCAAAAGCAGCAACAATTCGCGTATGATCAGCACGGCTGTCACCAATATTAAACAGGGTGGCGGTCCCAAGAAGGCGGGTCTGGCGCCCACCGCTATTTTGCCGAGCAGTGTGAACTTTGCTTACACCAACCGTGGTTACCCCAAGTCGGCGGCTGTCATGAAATTCACGGTGAACCCCAACGTCAAACAGTCGCGCCCGGTGTTCGTTCGCCCGGACAACTACAGAATTCCTGGTGGCAACTATTAAACACTGTGCTCAATGTATTCTTCACAGGAGCGGCATCTTTGAGTAAGGTAATCATTTAGTAAAATTACATAATAAGTATTTTATGATACTTATTATTGCGCGTACAGTTGAGAACCATGAAACTTATCATCGACGAACGCGAAAACCAGGTATTTGACAAAATACGGCAATTCTTCGACGCACAACCCACCCCATTAACCACCGTGGAAATAGTGAAACGGGTCCTTCCTTTAGGCGATTTTATTTTGGAAGACGCGAGTGGGTCTACCGTGGCCATCGTGGAACGTAAATCCTTGAGTGATCTGCTGGCCAGCATCAAAGATGGCCGGTACGAGGAGCAATCGTACCGCCTGGCAAACTGCAGTGAATTTTCGCCCCACCAGGTCATTTATATTATCGAAGGGTCGTTATCTACCTTGTCCCATGCGAAGGACCGGCGGTTGGTGTATTCGGCCATGACTTCTCTCCATTTTTACAAGGGGTTCTGTCCCGTCCGCACGTATTCGACCCAAGAGACCGCCGAATGGTTGGTTTGGACAGCGGACAAAATTGCGCGTAATACTCAGAAGGGCGTACCCCGTTTTTTAACACTGGTTTCGCCGCAACACGCAGAACCCACTCCGTTGTCCGGGTCTGGGCCCGCGCCCGCGTCCGCACCCCCGGCCTATTGCAGTGTAGTTAAAAAAGTAAAAAAGGAGAACATTACCCCCCAAAATATCGCGGAGATTATGCTGTGTCAAATACCCGGGATTAGCGCGGTGACCGCCGTGGCCATCATGAAACAGTATCCGTCTTTTTACCATTTATTGGAAGCCTGCAAGAATGACCGACATTGTTTGGAGAACCTACAGTACGAAACCAACGGAAAAATGCGGAAAATAAATAAGAGTTGTATTGATAACATTTTCACGTATTTTTTCCCAGGTTCTCCTCCTCCTCCCGACGCGCACTGATCATCCCTGGCGCTGACCAAACACATTCGGAGGATCCTGTATCACACTGGAAAAAAGTCCGGGGAAAAACTGGGTGTTTCCCGCAAGAGAATAATTGGGCGCATACACCTGGTTGTCGATGTATTTCCCGGACTCCACCGCTGCTTGAGAATACTCCACACCTCCCCAGTTGGGATCCATGGGATTGTCACTCAACGGTTGTTGTTGCGTCGACACGTGGATTTGATCCAATTGGGAAAACGTGCCCTGTTGTAACCCGTAAGGATCAAACCCCGGATAATTGTTCGCATTGAACGGGGGATGGGTCATGTTCGAATTGATAAGGGGAGCCGCGGGAGGAAACGAAATCGGAGCCTTCCCGAGAATAACATCGCGCGGAACACTCACGCTCACAGGCATAGTTCCTCCCTGTTGGTCAAACGGACCAGGACGAATGCGGTAGACATCCGCCCCCTGGGAATTGTTTTCCTGTTGTAAATACAGGACTGGGCAATCCACTCCCGCCGCCTTTTGCTTTTGATAATACTGAATATATTCATCTAAATTATTAAACTGGACCGGTATCTCATCGTGAGCGTCCATGGAATTGTACAACAATAGCATGTTGCCGTTGCGAATCAATACATTCGGGCACTTGGCAGTTTTCTCACTGGCATTCTGGAGGGCTTCGCGGGGTTTCATGATGGTATCAAACGGTATTGCCACAAAATTAATTGTTTGTAGAGAATAGACATACATCCCGGCTAAAAAAACGAGTAATAAAACTACAATAATGATCATTTGTTTCATGTGTCTAATGTATTGCGACTATTATATATATTAGACACGAAAAATAACCACCGCGTTTGTTATTATTTGTAAACCGTCCGGGTGCGGTTTTTGGTCGTTTTCCGGTTCGGCTTATATTTACGCGTGAGGTTCTCCTTATTTTTACGAAGGTTATCACGCATAAACCACTGTTCCATGGGGGCGGGTTCACGGGTCCCCTTGTAATATTCAATGGCTCCGTTGTTAATTTTAAACAAGGTGGGAAATCCGTCGTAGGTGACCGCTTTTCCATCTAAATACTTGGCGTTTTTCGAATTAAATTCCTGTAATTTCTCGATTTTCCCGTGTTCAAACGGAATGAAAACAGGTTCGTGGTAACGGTTTTGTTTCACCCCTTTGCGAATGTTTTTTACCATCTTTTTCCAATGGGGTTTAAGTGCTATACAGTGACCACACCAATTTGCGAATACCAGACCACAAACCACGCGTTTACCGGATTTGTGTTTATGATCGGGGATGACCATACACTCCTCTCTGAGTTCAAATATTTTATCGTCGTTCTCTATTTTTTTGTCTTGGGAAGATAGACCAAAAAAATCCATTGTATATATTTATCGGACACTTTATCTTTACCCCCGCCCCCACCTCTCTCCAATCTACGAAATACTTTGTGGTTTCGGTCACGGTAAAATTGATCCTGAAAAAATACAACCCACGTAAATTCACCTAAAAATAAGTCTACGTTACGTGTAGACAAACCTCAACCATTCGGTATTAAGATATAGACCATCGAATATGTCGACGCTTCCCGACCATTCGGTAAAGAAACGCATCGTGCGGACCGTTGCCACCAAATCGTTCCGTCTCTTCGATTTTAACGTCTATGACGATTTTCCCAGCGCTATACTGAATTACGGAGGGGGGTCGGGGAGTGATTCGGACGACGCAAACGCGCGTAAATCTCATGAACACCGCCAGTTCATCATTCAAATGTTTGGCATCAATGAACAGGGTAAAACGTGCTGTTTATATGTCACCGACTACCAACCCTTTTTCTTCATAAAGGTCGGAGATAACTGCTCGGAGGGTGATACACGTGTGTTGTGGAAAGAATTTCAAGACAAGTGTGGATTTCACGGAAAATCGATCCTTGATGTTCGCCTAGAAAAACACAAAAAATTGTACGGGTTTACTTCAGGAAAACAGCATAAATTCGTCAGAGTCGTGTTTGAAAATTCGGCCGCCCTTAACAAGGTGAAAAATTTATGGTACGGCGAAAAAAACGGCGAACGTGTACGTAAACCCTATATTTTCAAAGGTCAGCGGTTGGAACTTTACGAAAGCAATATTCCGCCCATTTTGCGTTACTTTCACATCCATAACATCAGTCCTTCGGGGTGGATTCAAATACAGTTGAATCGCACTGTTTCTCCCGCACAAAAAACATCTACCTGCGATTTCGAGTACATTTGCGATATTTCGAGTATTTTACCCATGCCGCAAAAAGAGACCATTGTCCCCTACAAAATTTGTAGTTTTGATATCGAGGCCAGCAGCAGTCACGGTGATTTTCCGGTTCCCATCAAATCCTACAAACGCCTTGCGAGCAACTTGGTGGATTTGTATCACAAAAAAACGTTGACTGAAGACCCCCAGGAGGTGTTAAAACGGGCCATGTATACGGCGTTTGGAAAAGATACCTTTCCTGACGTCGATTTGGTTTATCCGAAATACCCCCCTTCGCAAGCCGAACTTCAGCGTCTCGTCCAAAAACTGGTCACTGTTTCCGTAGACGATGTCAAGAAAAATACGTCCGAAGAACACGAAAAAATCCTTACCATTGATACTATGTTTGATCTCACTCGCCAACAAACGGGGGGATTGGAGGATGAAGACGGTGAAGAAGAGGGCGAGGATCCGGAGGCGGACCCCTCGGTCTCGATCGAAAAGCCCAAACCCAAATCGGCAAAGTGGGTAAAACCGGTCGCCAACCATCGCGTCACTGTTTTGGATGTACTGAATTATAGCGAATATGACCGAGATCAAAAAATCCAGTGGGTGAACGACATCCTTACCCGTATTTTCCCCCGCCTAGAGGGCGACAAGGTTACCTTTATTGGTTCAACCTTTATGCGATACGGCGAAAAAACCCCCTATCTTAATCACTGTTTGGTTCTCGGAAGCTGCGACGATATTGAAGGTATCACCATTGATACTACGCAAACCGAACGCGATTTGTTGCTTCAGTGGACCGCGCTCATCCAACAAGAGAACCCCGACATCATTATTGGATACAACATATTCGGTTTTGATTACGAGTTCATGTTTCGCCGTGCCCAAGAGAACCACTGCGAACGCGAATTTCTGGCCTTGTCTCGTAAAAAGGACGAAGTTTGCGCAAAATTGACAAACACGGAATACACGATTGAAAACACCAAAGTGGTCTTGGCCAGCGGTGAATATGATTTGAGATATTACAAAACAACGGGTAGACTACAAATTGACATGTATACCTATTTTCGCCGGGATTTCAATTTGCCCTCGTATAAACTGGATGATGTGGCGGGACAATACATCAGTGACGACATTAAAAAGGTCGAAGCCCAGCTGCGTGAATTGCCCGACGGCACGACGACTCCGGTCACTTATTTATACAGTAACAATCTCACCGGAGTTCATGTACACGATTACATTCACATTGAAATTACCGGATTCACGTCGGACTATTTCCAAGAAGGTAAAAAATTCCACGTAGTGGACATTTTACCAGACGTCGTTTCAGACGGTACAACATACAATGTTATTGTTATCCAAGGTCACTATGATATCCCCATACACAAATTCGGTATCAAGTGGGGGGTAGCCAAAGACGACGTGTCACCGCAGGATATTTTCAGGTTGAGCAACGGAACCTCGGCGGATCGGGCGATTGTGGCCAAGTATTGTGTTCAGGATTGTAATCTGGTGCATCATCTCATGAACAAAATCGATGTCATTACGGGTTACGTCGAGATGTCGAGGATATGTAGCGTCCCGATCAGTTTCCTGGTGTTTCGCGGTCAGGGCATCAAACTCACCAGTTTCGTCGCCAAGAAATGCCGGGAAAAGGGGACGCTCATGCCGGATCTGGAGAAAACCACGGACAATGACGGTTACGAGGGCGCGATTGTGTTGCCTCCCAAATGTTCCATGTACATGGACAACCCCGTCGCGTGCGTGGACTATTCATCCCTGTATCCCTCGTCCATGATCAGTAACAATTTGTCGCACGACAGCAAGGTGTGGACCAAAGAGTACGATTTGTCGGGGAATTTAATACGCACCACGGGTGAAAAAGATTACGACGGCAATTTCATTTACGACAATTTGCCGGGGCATCAGTACGTGGACGTGGAATTTGACACCTTCAAATATGTCAGAAAACATCCCAAGGCCATGGCGGAGAAAATCAAGTCGGGGACGAAAGTGTGCCGTTGGGCCCAACTGCCCGACAACCAAAAGTCCATCATGCCGTCCATCTTGGAAGAACTGTTGAAAGCTCGTTCCGACACGCGGAAAATGATCAAAACGGAAAAGGATCCCTTCATGCAAAACATTTTGGACAAGCGCCAGCTCGGTTACAAGGTCACGGCCAATTCGCTGTATGGTCAGTGTGGGGCGAAAACCTCGACGTTTTACGAGCAGGACGTGGCGGCGTCCACGACTGCGACGGGCCGCCTTATGATTACCTACGCGAAGCGCATCATCGAGGAGGTGTATCAAGACCGCGAATATGCGACGGAATCGCACGGTACAGTGTTGACCAAGGCCGAATACATATACGGCGACACGGATTCAGTATTCTTCACCTTCAACCTTCAGGACCCCCAAACGGGCGAACCCATTCGTGGAAAGAAAGCGTTGGAAATCACGATTGAAATCGCGCAAGACGCCGCGCACCTGTGTACCGATTACCTCAAACCGCCGATGGAACTCAGTTACGAGAAAACCCTCATGCCTTTTATCATCCTTTCGAAGAAACGTTACGTAGGTATGCTGTATGAGACCAACCCCAACAAGGGTAAATTAAAGTACATGGGCCTCTCCATCAAACGCCGCGACTCGTGCGACTACTTGAAAGACACGTACGGGGGTATCCTCAACATTCTTATGAAAGAAAACGACATTCGGAAAGCCACGGAATATTTAGACAAGGCGTTGACCGACCTTATTCAAGGAAACGTCGCCATGGACAAGCTCATGATTACCCGGGCCCTGCGTAGTGATTACAAGAATCCCCAGTCCATTGCGCACAAGGTACTGGCCGACCGGATCGGAAAACGCGACCCGGGCAACAAACCCAAGCCCGGTGACCGTATCAAATTCGTGTTTATTCACCCCCCGGGTCCCGTTAAAAAACTGCTTTTAGGCGAACGCATTGAAACACCCGAATTTATTCTAGAAAACGGTCTCAAAATCGATTACACTTACTACATTACGAATCAGTTGATGAAACCCCTCCAACAACTGTTTGGACTGGCGGTGGAAAAGATATGGGAATATCAAAAAAAACAGGGTGCCATTAAAACTTACCGAAAAGATTTAGCGCAACTGGAAAAGGATTTTGGCGCCAATTACGAACTCTTTACCAAAAAGAAGGAAAAGTACTGTTCGTTAAAAGTCAAGGTTCTCCTGTTTGACAAAATATTGAACAAGATTGCCAACGACCGCAACCGAAATTTTATGATTACAGACTTTTATGGCGTTTAAACTTGTTCCCCACACCCCTAATTTTTACCGGCCATGTATAAAATTTTATTGTTATATATTATAATACTTTTCATGCCGGTCACCAACAAAAAACGCACTCAGTCTAAAAAGAAGGACAACCAGCGCAAACGTCGCACCATGCGCGGTGGTGTCCCCAGCGCCGTCGGGATGGTCATTCCGTTTATCAGTGTCAAATTTTTTTCCAAACCCCGTAACGCCAAGACCAACAAGTTCCGCATCACCAATGTGGAGTGTGTCAGCACCACGATGGGCAAGGAGAACTTGAGCTCCCAAAAATTCGATATCGATAACTTGTTGTTCACCGGAAAGATCACCGGTGCGAACAACCCCGGCGCATTGCGGTCTCCTTTCTTGGGAAAGAACCCCGATGAGAACAACATTGACGACGTCGTTCAGTTCAAACTCTTGAAAGGTAAACTGTACGGCTACTACATTCAGTTGGTGGATGTGAAGCACAACATCGCCACGCGCCAGACGATTTTCGAAGGAATGAAGACGAAGAAGATCATGAGAAATAACGAGGAGATCGAGGTTCACGGTTCCTACCTTCCCAACAGCAACGACGTGTTCCGCGGATCCAAACGTGACTTGTACAATGTTCCCAAGTGCACGTCGCTCCCCACCGCCCCGTAAACACCTAACAATATAATAGTATATTGAGATATATACTATTATACCCCCTCGTCCCCGCCCTCTATCGCCCCCCTCGCCCGTTGTTTGGTATTATCTCGCCACCGCATCATACGGAAATTCAAAGGTAAACAATAAATTATTACTAGAATCTGTCATAGGAACCTGGTTTCGCAGCAGACTGGTCAAAATTTGCGACATGTTGGTATATTCCAGACGGCGCATATTTTCATCCGTTTCAGAAACAAAAAGTGTCGGAGTTCCGGGTTCCGTGGACCGGTTACTCAGAAAAACCGGAAGTACCGTATTTTGCGAGGATGACATTGTAAATGGGTTTACCACAGAAGGTAGCGGCAGCGACGTTGACACCTGAGACGCCGGAGTATGGTTATTAGAATCATATGTAGTATCATAGGGGTCGGGAACTACATTGTTAGAAAAATCGCGCAAATCGTAGCGACATAGGGGACATACGACATGGTTCTCGAACCATCGCATGATAGACTGTCTTTTAAAAAAATGCTGGCACCCCCGTATCCGACAAATTTCTTCGTTATCCGTGAATTCTTCCATAGAAATCGGACAAGTACGTTCTCCAATACCTTCGGTATAGTGTATGGTTTCCGTCGCGTTCTCAATTTGGGCTGCGGTCAACGTCGGCCTCACATGAGTACGCGTGTTACCCATGCCGTCGCCGTTTTGTGCCAAAAGAGAACCGGTAAACAGATAAATAAGCGCGGACAGATCCACCCCGCCCATGGGGTCCTGACCCCGTCTTTGTGCGGCGGCTGCCGACGGAGAAGAACCAGAGACCCCCCCTCGATGGGTATTACGTACAGGTTGTCCGTAGGAAGCGCTTCTTTGTCGACTAAAAGAAGGTTGATAAGAAGATAAATGGATAATCTGATTAATTATTACTTGTAATAGGTACAACGAGGTATTAATATTTTGATTATAGTATTCTAAAACCCGGTGATGAAAACGAATATTTTCATTGTATTCGTGATTTAGTTCACGTATTGTTTCCACAATTTCTTGAAAAACATCCATATCAGTGGTTTGAACCGGTCGAGAACCGTAAGACGTTGCGAATCCTCTCGGATTGTTCATAATATTACCGATATGATACAATTACTTGTAATAGTAATATAGAAATTATGTGTATATTATTATTAGCAAATAAAAAAAAATACCACTGTAAAATATCACACAAATGCTAAAAAAATGGGAAAAATATAAGGACAAGGGATACACGGGGTTGACGAATTTGGGCAACACGTGTTTTTTAAATTCGTGTATGCAAGCCCTGAACCACACGTACGAACTTCACGATATATTGGATTCAGAAACAATTATTTCGCACATGAAACCGGATCTTCCCGACACCCATATGATCAAGGAGTGGAATGAATTGCGAGACATTATATGGAAGAACGACGGTATCATTACTCCCAACAAATTTGTGAATAATGTTCATCGGGTGGCAACAATTAAAAATCGCGAAATATTTACCGGGTGGAGTCAAAACGACATGCCCGAATTTCTGTTGTTCATGATTGAAGCGTTCCACAACAGTATTTCACGTCCGGTGTCAATCAAAATTACCGGTAAATCCGAAAACGAAACGGACAAGCTCGCCGTCAAATGCTACGAAATGTTACAACAAATATACAAAAAGGAATATTCGGAAATCATGGACCTATTTTACGGAATCTACGTTTCGGAAATCCGTTCGTTGGATACCAACACCACTCACTCTCTCCGTCCCGAACATTTTTTTGTGTTAGATTTGCCCATCCCGGGCCATCTTTCCAAGGTAACATTACACGACTGTTTTGATGAATACGTTAAACCGGAAATATTGCGGGGAGAAAATGCCTGGTACAATGAAACCACCCATCAACGCGAAGATATTCAAAAAAGGATTGTTTTTTGGAACTTACCCAAAGTACTTATTATCACCTTGAAACGGGTTAGCCATGACGGTAGATATAAGTCACACCAACTGGTAGAGTGTCCCTTGGACAATCTGGACCTTTCTCGGTATGTTTATGGCTACAGTCGATCTCAATACAAGTACGAATTATACGCGGTATGTAATCATATGGGAAATGCGTTTATGGGTCATTATAGCGCGTTTGTTAAAAATGCCAAGCGGGAGTGGATACACTATAACGATCAAAATGTAACGAAAATTGGCCAAGAACCCCAAAATGACGGCGAGGAGAAGTCAAAATTTTACTCGCAAATAGTGACACCTGTCGCTTATTGTCTGTTTTATAGGAAAAAAAATACGGAGGTATAGTATAAGGAAATTTTGTGTTGACGATTGTCACATGACTAACGCCATTTTACCCGAGATAATATTATCAGACAATAATGAACATTACTTTATCAAAGATCCATCGAATAATTTTGTGTATGATTCTGCGGAACACCCCCAGGTGAACATCAATCGGACCCTTACTTCCATATTCAACACCACTTCGTTGGTTTTATTTGTCGTTTTCTTGATCATATACTTTCTTATTTATTACGGTTTAGGTAAATTGTTTGGTACAACTATTTCTACCGATATATTGAAAACCCGCTCCATCAATTTATCGATCGGTTTACTACTCATCGTGGGATGTTTATATTTTTACTATACGCTACCTAAGATTAATCAAGAGCAAATTTTCACTTACTTGATGTTAGTTTTCAAAGATGAAATGAATGATCCCAATATGGTGGGGGTGATGATCTTGGTCCTAATATTATATTATTTATTTGTGTGGGTTATGGGGTTTCCCACCGGTAAAGACACGAAACCGTTTTTCCTGGAGATTGTGGAATATAAATCCTGGATTTATTTGATTTTACTGGTAATTATCATGTTTTTCATCTATGGCTTACACATTGAGATTGTGGATTATTTCTACCAAAAAGGGTACGAATGGTGGAACGACATTAAAAAAGAAATCGTCCCGAGTAAATCCTCGCCGGCGCCTGCCCCCGCTCCTTCGGCTCCCGTAAAGCCTTCTGTCAAAGTCGCACCGGTTTCGACCCGTGCTGCCGCATCAACCCCCACCGCGGCGGCAGCGCCCCCCGCAAAAGAAGAGGTTTTCAACATTGGAAATAATTTATATACTTACGAGGATGCCCAAGCGATCTGTAAATCTTACGACGCTAGACTGGCCACATATGATGAGGTCGAAGAAGCTTACAAAGACGGGGCGGAATGGTGTAATTACGGTTGGTCGGATGGACAAATGATCTTCTTCCCTACCCAAAAAAGCACCTGGAATGCGTTACAGAAGAATCCCAAAACCGCGCACAAATGTGGTCGTCCGGGTGTCAACGGAGGATACATGACCAATCCCTACATCAAGTTTGGCGTAAACTGTTACGGTAAAAAACCGGCTCCCAACCCCGCCTCTCGAGCGAATGTGAATGTGGTAGAGGAACCGACCGTACCCAAAGAAAAGGCAACTCCTCCGGACCCTGCGGTTGAATACTGGAAGACGCAACAGAACAATCTACGCATGAATCCTTACAATGCCAAAGAATGGTCGGAATATTCCAACATCTCATAAATGGTGACGTAGACGGGCATAAAACCCTATTCATTTTTGTGACTTGATCGGTGTGAACGTTCTCCGTGTTGCTTTTTGGTGCGCCGTCTTCTCGTAGAAGCCTTGTCTACCACGGTAGAAAAATACATGTGATCAAACAGCCGATCTTCCAAAACATTGACCTCTTGATTCTGGTGAATGTGTTGGCACGTGTCCTCCGAGACGGGAAACAGTACAAGTCCGAGAGGAACCGACAGATGTTGTATTTTCGCACTACCTTCTATCATCCTCGGATTGCCGCCTTTGGTAACAAGGCCGGATACAATAGACACACCCCCCACTTTATGTTGATCCACGTGTTCATCGCTACGTATCTGTATTTGTTGTAAATAATCGTCCATTATGTGAAGAGGATCCCGTACTCTACTATATACATTATCCCCGATTAATTTATTTTCCGCAGTTTCGTTACGATTTACGGGTTATTTTTTTGATATCCATGCATGTTTCAACTGTTCGGTTCTCTTTGATAAATTCTAGAATATGGGTAACATGGTCTTTCACGGGAATAAGCTTGTCTAAACATTCTTCGAGATACGTGTAGGTTAATGGCGGGTATTCCTTTTTTTCGTATATTCGCAGTTCTCCGTCACTGATTTCTATGGTTTGACGGATGTTGTGGTCCTGAATATACCGACAAATATCGGCGGTGAGTTGGTGTTTTATTTCGCGAATTTGCTTTGTTTTATCATTGAGTAGTTTGAGTTGCGTGTCCGCAACCGTCCATTTCCGAACCTTGCTCGCGAATTCGTGTTTGGTGGAATTTTCGTCGGTTATGTGGGTCACCAAGTTATTCATATAGCTTTACACTACGGTTATATGAATAAAATATTTATTATTTAAGGAGCCGATTTACGGGAAGCACGGCGGTATTTGCGTTTGCGGCGCGTGCCCGGGGACGATTTCTTGAACTTGATCATGTTGTTTGCGTAGAGGAGAACCGCCGGCACCGCAATGTCCGTTAAAATACCCTTTCCTCCTTTCGGGGCGGAACCACCAGTGCAAAAGTTTTTACCACTCAAGTTGTTGGCCGCAATCTCGTTTCCGTAAAGAGAACCCGCCACCTGCTCGGTCGGACCACCATACACGGCCTGCGTGTATTGCCAGTTGGATCCTCCGCGCGTTTTCTGGTTCGAGCGTTTCGACTGGGTTTTTTTAGAGTTGGTCTTTTTTCCGGTTTTCATCATCTGTGATTTAAATTAATATACATTATTCGGACATTTTTTTATACGTTCTCCTAATCCTCCCTCCCTCTCGATCCCAAATATACTGTAAAATACGCACCTCCTAAATTTGGAAGATGCAATACTTTGACACACTTTACAGATACGACGCGGAGAACCTTTTACCAAGGACACGTTTTTTCCCAGTTTTTGGACATTTTTAATAACAAATAGAGATTAGCTAAACCAATCAAAACAAAAAAAACGTGGTAAGCACAAATAATCCACACATACACGTATATTTGGTTATAAATCAATTCACCTACCGGCCGAATAATACATTTTATGTCCTTCTTAATGTCTTCATTTTGAAATAGTTCGATACAAGTATCGCGAATCGATTTCATGGTAAACCGTATATATAGTCCGTACGCTAAGATAAGTAAAATAAAACGAAATGGAAAACCACCGGTTTACGTAATGTCACGTAAAATAAAATATGCGAAATTATAAAGCGACCCCTCACGATGGATGTCATACATGAACCGACGAATGAATTTAATTTTACGCATTTATCGTTATCTTCACCCGTATCTGTATCGAGCGGAAATCATTTTATTAAATACTCCTATGGTTCGACACCTCTCTACATAAAAACGCCTAAATGTAGCATGAAACAGGGTGTCATTAAAGCCGGAAAAAAAATGTTTTGCGATTTGATGTTCTCCATTGAGAACGAACAACTCATTCAATGGTTGGAAAATTTAGAAACCCACAGTCAGCGTTTTATTTTTGAACAACGCGAAAAATGGTTTGAAACCCCTTTAGAACAACCCGACATTGAAAACTCTTTTGCCACCACGATCAAATTGATCAAATCCGGTAAATGTTACACCCTCCGGGCCTCCATTCCCACTATTTTAGGCAAACCGTCGCTTAAAATATATGACGAACAGGCCCAGCCCGTTGCTCTGGAAAATTTAAAAGAAAATACCCAGGTAATTTCTATACTCGAATTTCAGGGCATCAAATGTTCTCCCCGAGGATTCCAAATTGAGATTGAAGTCAAACAGTTGTTGGTGTTGAACCCCGCCGATATTTTTCAAAAATGCGTACTGATTAACACTAGCAGGTCGGAGAACACGGCGGATTCGTCGGGACGGGATGAGCGATTAAATTTCACCCTGGAGGACATTCCTACCGCAACGACCGTAAACAACGAAATTGACACCGTGGCCAACACAATGCTCCTTTCGGTACCTGCTGATGATCTGGCATCGAAAGAAATTCCTACGTTAGATGTTTTCGTGGAAGAAGAGGCCGACACGGAAGCAACCCCTCCAAGTGAGATGGAAAGTGAACCACCTACCACGGAATCACACGAGGAGCCCCTTTCGGAAATAGACGATGTCAATGCCAAGCAGAAGGGCGACACGTTCACCGAAATCGATTTTAATTTAGAAGAAATTCCTGTCGAAGACTCCATGGTTCTCAAAAACCGAAACGACGTTTACTACGAAATGTACCGCGAAGCGTTGCGTAAAGCAAAGATGGCGAAAGAATTGGCTATTTCTAATTATTTAGAGGCAAAACGAATCAAGAACATTTACATGCTGAATGATTTGAGCGACGACGAAACGGAATCAGAATACAATTTTACGGAATAGGAGAACAATATGCCCACGAGAATTACCGCGGGTATGGGTATCGGTGTTATACTTGGAAACATTTCGATCCGGACTCGCACTTTTGTGTAAAATATATTTCACACGGTTTTTAGAAGAATGAGAACATGTATGTAGTACGTAAAATAATTTTGTAAAGCGATTATATAAACACATCAGAATGTTTAAAGAGTTTTCCAAAGGGTTTTTTAAATTTTTCACAACACAACGTGTTATTTTATTGGTCATCTTTTTGGTTTTAGCATATATTCTGTATATTTACTCGAACTCCAAGGGATCCGCGATGGACGGTTATAGCACGGGTAGCTACCAGCCTTCGGTGGTTCAGGCTTCCGCCGCACCGGCGTTATCCACGACGGCCACCGCACCCAACAGCGCCGCGGCGACGGCCGGACCCCAGATGGGCATGATTGGTTCGAGCACCACGGGTGGTTACACGGCGCGTGACACGGGTTCTCCCAGCGACCTCCTCCCCCAGGACAAGAACAGCCAATTTAGCGATTTCAATATGCTCAACAAGGGCAATGTGGTGATGCCCGATCTGCTGGATGCGGGTTACTTGATCGGTTTGGACACCATCGGCCAAACGTTGCGTAACGCCAACTACCAGGAGCGCTCGGACCCTATCATTCCCAAGGCCAGCGTGGGCCCGTGGAACAACAGCACCATTGAGCCGGACTTGGGACGTGTTCCGCTGGAACTTGGCTGCGGTGTCCGTTAAGTAATGAATTATATTTCACACCCCCTTATCTCATAAAAGTATATAGTCTCATACATATACTTTTACTGAATCTATTCCTCCCGATGGCCCAGATACAAACGTACGCGTGGCCCAACGGTTTTCGGGCGATTTACGAAAAATCGCACTCCCTGAATAACATTACCTACATTCAGGTATTTTGCGACGTAGGTTCGGCCTATGAGACGGACGATATCCGGGGAGCATCCCATATGATTGAACACATGTGTTTCAAAGGCACTCACAAGATACCTACTACCAAATCTTTGATGGTATATTACGACAAAATTGGCGCCTATTTTAATGCTTATACCCAAAAAAGGTTGACGTGTTATACCCTCAAGTGCGGAGACGAATACATTGAACACAGCCTCAGTATCATGTCTGACATGATCATGAATTCCAAATTCGACAAAAAAGAGTTTAAAAAAGAGCAGCGCGTAGTGATCGAAGAAAATATACGTGATTCGGATAGTCCCCTCGACCTTTTAGTGGAAACGATGGAATACATATTGTACGACGGTAGTTCATACATGTATCCGGTCGACACCCTAGCGTACCACAAACGTGAGATGGATTACGATAAAATAGTGGCATTCTATAATTTATTTTATCAGCCTTCTCGCCTCGTTATCAGTGTAGTATCGAACCAATCATTTGCGGGTATTCGACGCGCCATCGACCGCTCTTGTTTCGCAAAAAGCGCGGACCGCCACCCTATCCCTCCCCAATATTTCATCAACAACCGTATTCAGCCACAGTACGAATTGAACGTCTTCTTGAAAAATAAAAATGATATGAATACCACACACGTGTGTATCGCATTCCGGGTCAAAACCGAAGACAAGTATGTATTAAACATGCTCCAGCACATTTTAAGCAGTACATTTAATTCCCGACTCTTCATGTTGTTAAGAGAACAACAGGGTCTTACCTATACATCTCGGGTATTTACCAGTTACAATGACTATACGGGGGATTTTTCTATTTACACAGAAGCGGATCATACGAAAATCCTTCGCAACGACGATAAGGGACTGGGAGTGTTTCCTATTTTGGTGAAAATGTGTTACGATTTAGTTCGCAACGGAGTCACGGCCGAAGAAGTACGTTTGGCGCACGGGTATTTACAGGGCCATCTAAAATTAAAGATAGAAAATAATAGCAATGCCGCAAACCATAATGGGTATCATTTTTTGGTGAATCCCCGTGTCCCGGTGGTTCCGTTGTCGAAAATTTACGAGGTGCGTTATCAGTCCATCGGCAAAGCCGCGATTGACCGGGTCATCCGAAAATATTTCAAAAAATCACTTATCACAGTAGGTATGATTGGACGAAAATTACCCAGCGAACGTCAAGTTAAAAAATTACTCGAAAAATTTAATGACGACTAATATGTATAGGATTGTCAATTGAAATACTATCCCCTCATTCAAACAATGACAACGATCGATATTTTAGGGTACACTTTAATCGTATTCATCATCATCATTTGTGTGTATATGTATTACGATAGTGACACGTTTCAATTGAAATGTATCGTTTCCACGGTGGACGGAAACAAATATTGCGTCAGAGAACGTAAAAACGTTCAACAGGCGGCAGATTTACTGGCAAAAATTACCGATAAATGTAAAGCACTCGTGGATTATGTGGGAAACAAATACCCGGATAATCCCCATGCGCAACGTCTGGTAAAAAATTTCAACCCCAAAAAAGTGATGGAGACGTTACCTACCAGTGAATATACGGCGTATAGTGAGAACAAGGGCGAAAAATTGGCCTTTTGCTTGAATAAGCAGAAGAACGAAAATAACCATTTAATTGATGAACACACCCTGATGTTTGTGGCCATTCACGAACTGTCACATATCATGACCAAATCCATTGGACATAAGAGTGAATTCTGGCAAAATTTCAAATTTTTACTGGAAAATGCGCAAGAAGCGGACATTCATGTTCCCGAGGATTACAAGAAAAAACCGCGTGAATATTGTGGCATGAAAATACACGATAATCCGTATTACGATGCTTAATTAGACCAAAAAATAGGCATTGCATGCGGGACAAATGTATGTACCCAATTTTTCGAACATTTTTACCCGGGATTCGGGAATCGTCAAACTGACCCGGGCCCATAAATGTTCTACACACTCATTCTCCGCGGGTCGGGGTATCATTTTTACATACTTACACCGCATACCAATGACCCCCGTCACACAATCTTCCGTGCGATAATTGATGGCAGGATCATTGTAAGACCCGTAGCGAATCATACAATCCACGGGAGGATTGTCTGTTTCCAGCACTTGTTTCACTAAAAACTGTAAAAAACTGGGTTCAAACATAATCTTATAGTGATAAAACGCCTCGTACCGTTCAATAACACCGCCGAAAAAATTGTCCAGGGGGGTCAGAGGGTTCACCGTATTGTACCTTTGGATTAATTTGGTCATGTCACGTTGGAACGTTGTTCTTCCCGGGGCTTCAAACACACTCGTCTCCAATATATGAATATATCTTCCCGTCATTTTAACAATAAAATCGTCGTCCTGAATTTGAAAACGGTCAATACACGTCTGAATGTCTTCCCACTCCTTGGTACCCTTGTTGTTGATATCTAGGGCGTTGGTTTTCGTATACATGACCGGAACACCAAAATCGTCCAAGAAAGAACGGGGGGTATCCATCACAGTTGCCAACTGATTTTCCACGATGATGACTTTGACGCGTGGTTCACCCGATTCGGGAAAAATATAAGGACGCAGTGATTCCACCAGCGAAAAAATCCCCAGTTGATATTGTTGTTTTCGTACTTCCCAATCCCTTTCAAGTAAACATGCGGTTACAATACAATATATCATGATGAAGGTATAATATGTTGAATAATGATGGCATCTATTTATGTGTTTTAACGGTTCTTTGTATTTTACATTCCGTCACCGTTTCAGAATATATGTAATCCCATTTTAAATCGGGCTTCTTGGTAAATATTTTCCCACTTTGGATCGTGCCAATCGTCGGGAAGTAGCGATCGGAACTCGTTGTAAATGTCCATATAAGAATACATTCTGCCCCGAGAATCGCGTCGGGTACATAGCAAATCCATGGCAGAACCCAGGTCCAAAAAAATCCCTCGGGGATACAACTTGTGTAATTCCGCAATAAGTACTTTGGCTCCCATACCGCACGCGGTGATAATGACCGGTTGAGGATCATTTCCAATTTTTTCCTTTAGTAAATTCAGTACGTGATCAAAATAGTCATCAAACCAATTTTGAAACGGAACCTTTAATAACTCGTCGGCTTTGAATAACAGACGGGATTTTATCATGAGTGGGTTACAAACAACATACTTTTTGAGGTCTGTTTCTTGAATGGACCGGTAAAGTTCGACTTTATTTTTCAGATCATTGTTTTCGTGTTTATTGTGAAAATCTTTGACATCGACAATGAACGTGTGGTATTCCGCCCAATTTATTTTTGCCTTGTTCTCCACCAAACTTTGCCAAAACTGACACTTGTCCTCGTCGTGCCACATACCAATAAACGTGTTTTCGTCTCCCGCGGCATCAATCATGTATTTAAATGATTCAACCAGGGCGTTACTTAATTTATCCGTGTAATTGTCTTTATCGCAGTTGTGTCCCGCGGTTTTCATGGCACAGTAATATTCACCGTCGCCGTATTTTGAAAACGACGTGGGAATTTTATTGCGAATACATTCGGTCAGTTTAACCACGACATCTTGGGGGGATATTTTTGGTAAAGACGCCATGAATCTTACTAATAAATGTTGATACGAGTAGGATTTAAATATTTTTTATCTTATAATTATAATATTGGTAATCATAATCCGTATGATACAACAATTCATCCAGAATTTTTTGCGTTTTTGGGGGTTTGGGCCAACCGCCGCCGACGACGAATCCACTCCGGCCATTGAGAACCCGTTTCCCCTCTATAAAACATATACTGTTCACCACCCTTTTTACGATATTGTTCACCAAATATTTTCCAAAAAATATGGATTTCAACACGATTTGTCGCAGCTACATGAATTGTTGGATACCCCCGAATTTTCAGCGGACAAATCAGATATACTAAGGGTACCAGAATTAGGTAAAACCGACCGTAAAATGCCGTTTATCCAAGATTATTATACCTACGTGGATTCGGACCCCGAGTTCGCCCACATTTACCGGGAATTTATCATTTCCACGATTAAACCGTTGTTCTCAGAACCCGTAGTGGTGTATCAAAGCACGCCCAACCTGAGAATATGTTTTCCGGGGTCGACCGCCATTGGTCGCCGGAGCACCGATCCCTCCCCCGACATCATCGGTATCCATTCCGACCGTGAATTCAATCATCCCCCGGAAGAAATAAATTTTATTGTTCCGATTACAGAAATGGAGAACACGAATTCGCTGTTTTACGAGCCCGAGGTCGATTCCACCGTACCACCCGAAAACTATTTAAATCTGAATCTACGCAAAAACGAAATGTTTATGGCCTATTTCAATCAATTGCGCCACTTTAATCGGATAAACTGTACCGGTAAAACCCGCATCAGTATCGATTTTCGTATTATCCCCTATTCGAAATACAGGGAACAGATGGAGGACCAAAAGGGGAGCATTTCTTATAATAAAAAGATGATAATTGGCGAATATTTTCAAATTATTTAAATCGAATACAGACATAAAGATTTCCACATAACATGACTAATACTTGTTGGAACTCGCGTTCTTGGTATGAAAAACAACAATATTACTGTCATTGGGGTCGGAAAATTGGGGTTAGGGTTCGCTCTCTTGATGGAAAAAAATGGTTACAACGTCATGGGAATTGACATATTTCCCGACTATGTAAACCAACTCAACGGCAAGACGCTGAATTCTCTCGAGCCCGGTTACAACGATTTGTTGACCAATTCTCAAAATTTCGTTGCGTCGACCGACTTTAATGCGGGGGTCGAGTTTTCTAATACCATTTTTATCATTGTTCAAACCCCCAATTCCGGGGGCAACAAATTCTATGATCACAGTATTTTGTCCAACGTGCTTACTCGTATCAATGGTTTGAAACCCGTCAACAAGGATATTATTGTGGGATGTACGGTGATGCCCAACTACATTGATAAAATCGGCAAGGTGCTTATCGGCGATTGTGTGAACTGCCATTTAAGTTACAATCCCGAGTTTGTTGCGCAGGGTGATATTGTGAAAGGGTTTCTTCGGCCGGATATTATTTTGGTGGGAACAGAAAGCCCCGAATTGCCCGAGAAATTGCGCGAATTGTACGGTAAAATGTGTACGAATACTCCCAAATACTGTTTCTTAAAACCCCTCGAGGCGGAGATTGTTAAAATCTCGTTGAACGGATTTATCACCACCAAGATTTCGTTTGCGAATATGATTTCGGATTTGTGTGATAACATTGGCGCGGACAAATCTGCGGTCTTGGACGCGATTGGTTCGGATTCGCGCATCGGCAACAAGTATTTTCGTCCCGGGTATTCCTTCGGGGGACCCTGCTTTCCTCGTGACACCAAAGCATTGAAAATGCTGATGGACCAAAACCGGATAGATTCGTCACTTTTACGCGCCACTACCTTGTACAACGAGACGCATGTCAATTTTCAGGCAGAACAACTAATGAAAATGAATAACGACGAGTACGTTATCGAAAACGTATGTTACAAGGAAAATTCGACAATTCCTTTGATCGAGGAATCTGCCAAATTGAAGATTGCGGAAAAGTTGGTAAAGTATGGCAAGAAAGTGGTCATTCGCGACACGGCGCTTATTATTCAGGAAGTGAAGAAGGAATACGGTAACATGTTTGGTTACCAAACCAAGGAGGAGGCGTCTCTTCCCGCTGCCGTTCCCGAGCCCGATCCCCACACATCGGAAGAGTCCCTGTTAGATAAAGTCTACCAGTTTTGGAACAGCCGCCCGTGTAACATTCGCCACTCGGACAAGGAGGTTGGTACCAAGGATTACTTTGAAGAAGTTTCTCGTCGCAAGTATTTTGTGGAGTCCCACATACCCATTTTTGCCAATTTTCCGCAGTATGCGGGAAAGAGCGTCTTGGAGGTGGGTTGTGGGATTGGTACCGCGGCACAAAGTTTTGTAGAGGCAGGCGCAAATTACACCGGCATTGATTTGTCGGATTATTCGATCGAATTGGCCAAGCAACGGTTTCAATTGTTTAACCTTTCGGGGGGATTCGCGGTGGACAACATTGAGAACCCCCAAACTGTCGCGAAAGAGCCAACGTATGATTTAATCTACAGTTTTGGGGTACTGCATCATACCCCAGACGTGGATGCCGCCATCCGCAATATTTATCAGATGTTGAAACCGGGGGGCGAATTCAAGTTGATGATGTACGCCAAACGTTCCTACAAATATCAACAGATTTGTTCGGGTGAGGACCAGTACGAAGCCAAGAACGGGGTGCCCATTGCGAATGTCTACACCAACGCGGAGATCCACCATTTGTTGTCTGACTTTGAAGACGTCAATATTTGGCAAACCCATATTTTTCCGTGGCAGATTGAGGAATACAAACAGTATCGTTACGTCAAGACGCCCTTTTTTGCCGACATGACGCCCGAAGATTTCAAGGCGATGGAAGATGTCATGGGGTGGCACTTGTGTATTACCTGTAAAAAACCAATGTCGGCGTAAACGCGGACAACCAACATAATTTTCCCATGTAGACAATTACAAACAAACAAATTGTGTACATGATTAACGGGAGTGGGGGTGGGTGTATATTTTGTATTATCACACAAAAAGAATTCAAAATTTACCGGTATTATTACCACATATACCCATGGAACCTATCCGGGTCGGAAGTTCGTGTATATATTACGATAAAGAAAGTCGTAACGACAATATTTACAATTATGAACAATATATTTTACAATTAATAAAACGGGTCTGTGTACGGCATCCTGCCACGAAAGTTAATATATATTTTTCGGGTAATCCTAAGCAGTTGGTACAATATACACGGTTACCAGTTACGGATTTGAATGGAGCGTCCCACAGGGGTGCGGATTCAAATATTCGCTGGTATAAAAATAACACGGAAACGGAAACGAAAACGGAAAATCCAGATGACCCCCCCAAGATATTCATCAGTTTCAATTCGGAACACATGTTGGTTCTACCCGGAGGTAGAGATAGCGCAAGTAGCGTGACAGGGATCACCAAAAGTATGTACGATGACGGCCGAAATTATTTGGTAAGAATTGATAATCACGAATTTTTAAAAAATCTGGACATTATTATCGACTACAGTATTCCCAATATTGTTCATGTGAAGGGGTCTCGCGACTTTGACGATTTCACGCGAAAACATGTGTATATCGCACCGACACTATACAATAATTTGTCGCTACCACCTAAGGATGGTCGTACCGTGTTTTCTTTGACTACATTTACCAATACAAACGACCGTAGGGGTATATTTCTACAGCGTATGAACAAACTGTCCTTTCGACAACACACACCGAATGGAGTGATTGAACAAAAACATCTTAATGTCACGAATTGCTACGATTCTCACCAGTTGTGTGAACTCTATAAACGTACCTGTATTTTGATCAATATTCATCAAACCGATCATCACCATACGTTGGAAGAGTTACGCGTACTACCCGCATTACAGTGCGGGGTCATCGTTATCAGCGAAATGAGCCCCCTATATCAGGAAGTACCTTACCACGATTCCATCATTTGGACCACCTTTGAAAATATCGCTGCTACGGTCAAAGAGGTGTTTACCAACTACGACAAGTATTACGAAGAGATTTTTATGAATAAAACGCCCAAAACATTGGTAACGTTGTCGCAACTGGACGACACGAATTATAGTACGCTGGAAGAGCGTATATTATCCGCCGCCGCATAAATACGACGCACCCAATACTGAAGTGTCAGTTTTTCCGTCGCGAAATTTCGACTTTTAAAATCCGCAATTGTCCGCGTGAGTAAATCATCCGTGATATCCGACCAATCTTTCACAATAAGCACCGGCAATTGTTCCCACAGCCCGTCCAATGCCGACGTTTTGACAATCGGAATACACCCCAAACAGAGTGCTTCCCAGGTGCGGTGACAGTCCAACCCGTTTCCGTGGGGAGATATCACAAAACTGAATGTACATTGATGAGAATAACACTGGTCTTTGGCAGCATAACTGGGTTCATAGGCGATCAAGTCGCGCGAAATTTTATCCATCGCATCCACCCGGTCGTAACCAAATTTCGATCCCCGGTAACTGAACTGAAAATTACCGTAACATACTGGGGTGCGTTGCCAAAATGGCGGGGTATGATTGAATAAATTCATGATGTATTCTTCTTGTTGTTGCGGGGTAATGCCGTAATTTCTAAACGTGTGATAATCCATTCCGATGGGTATCTTGGTTATTTTGGGGTGGGTGATTGCGCAATTTTGAATAAAACAGTGGATGACTTTTTCGGATTCAATAAACCTCGTAAAATCGGTGTGACTGTACCATTGCGACGCATCTTCCTGGTACGCCGCGGAACATGCGATCGCCCGAGGATCGGCCGTTTCGTAGGCCGGATTGCGTAAATTAACACCCGGGGTGGAACTATATTCGGGAAAATGCGAATACGGGAACGTGTGGTCGTCGTCTCCCGTTACAATGACCACTTTACACGAAATTCGGTCCAAGGTATATTTGTTCAAGTTTTGCGCGGAGATATAGATAACCGCACCGTCCTGCATCTGCGATAAATCCAGATTCAGGGGCATGTCGTGGTAATTCGCCAGAGGATGAAATAAAAACCCAAATTGGCACGCTTTCATTAATCCGCGACTAGACACATAATAAGTATCCTTTTCCGACATTACAATACACACACCCTATGTTTGTTTTTATCTCGGTTTGTACCGCGTAACATATTGGTTCGTCGTAATCGTCGCAAAAAATACCTAATATGTAAATACATACGAAATGAGTTAAATATAATAAATACTTAATACCTAATATATTCACGCGTGAACCATGTTATCTATTCCAACTACGGTATATCTCCATAATCCGGCTCATAACGGTGATGTGTTGTTTAGTTCACAAATCGTAAATATTATTGTTCAGAGCAATCCCGACATTCGTTTCAAAATTTCTACCAGTTGTTCGAGTGTATTGTTCGAACATTTAATCTCTGACCGCGTCGCTTTTGTCGACTACCCCAAGAAATGGGTATTTGAACGCAACGAAACGGTGGAAACCATGGACGAAATTCAAACATATTTATTGAACCAGTGCGATACCCTCTGGTCCTACAAAGATGGCAACGTATACATCAATATGTGGCAATTGATGATCTACAATCACAACGCCTGTTACAATATCTCAACCCGTATCGATTTTATTCGCCAATTATTCGGCGAGATTTACCAAGCAACCGGGGTGAAATTATCTTTTCCGGCGAACCATTTTCGTGAGTTGGTACCCCAGATACCACAAATCGATATTTCGGGGTTACTTCACCGCATTGACGATATCACACGTGCGCGCAACATCCCCCCCTCTCATAAAAAAATCATGTTTTTCAATTTCTTGGGACAGAGCGGATCTGAGCCCTTTCCTCCGAATTACAACCACACGATGGTTCAAAATTTACTATATCACTGTTGTTCCGATGCGGTGTTGATTGTCCCCGATCATTGCGAGATACAGCATCCCCGTTTGATCTCGTTGTTGGATGACTGTGGCATACAAAAAGAGTTGTCGGGTCGCAGTATTGTGATCTATGCGCATTTGTGTAGGGTATGTGAGGAAGTGTATTTCAAAAACAACGGCGGGTCACTGTTTCAGCTGAACCAGACCAACGTTGCGGATCGTTATACCAAATATTTCTATCTGAATGGCGCGGACGAATACGGACACGCATTTAAATACATGTACGGACTGAATATTGTCCAACCAAACATGTAAGCATGTAAACAAATATCTGATAATTATCTATACAAGAAATTATCAGACCCCCATGTCAAACTTCACGCGACTCTGTATGAACTGCAAGTACTACCGTATTATACCCCACGTGAGAGACATTTTCTCCAACGACAAGAAAAAATGTGTCAAACTGGTGAATACTATTTACGCGGACGCTGGATTATCGCGTGATGCCACCGTAACCTACCACACCGTGGCCGTAGCCCGATACAATGAAGACCTATGTGGTAGTCAAGGCAAGTTTTTTGTACAATCAGACTCGCCCAAATTATAGATACTTCCAGTGCGGCAACGGCGCGTGCCAAAACGGCGAAGCAATGACCACACCTAAATTAAAATAACCCGCAATGTAACTCATTGAACTGGGGGAAGTCACTAACATATCGGCAGAAACCATTCCCATAAAGGTGGTGGTGATGTCTTCGTCAATGTGTAACATTACGTCGGGATGCTGACTATAAGCGTCGAAATTATGTTTTCCACCGTGAGATTGAGAATAAACATGAAACATCATTTGTTTATCGGGTGAATAATTTTTAAACCATTGACGAATCGTCGCCATTCTATTCAAAAAATACTTGTCGTTGAAAAAACGCCCGTCGTAACTCGAACTTTGACCAAAATTGAGGTTTTGGAAATTTTTGTTGTCGTGCGGATTCACCCGGCGCACATGAACCGCAACATTGTAACATTTATTGTAATTAAAAAAGGAGTCGCGGTCGGGTTTGTTGTCCCAAAACATGACGCGAATTCTGTGTAGATTTTCTTCGTTCGCGTATTTAGTAATGTCAGCGTCGATCACTTTTTTTTCTTCACCTTCGTACTGGGTTATCCGCGTTTTATTTGAGTCGTCTACCGCATCAATGGTCGGAAAGAAATCTCGGATATTCATCAAGTTTTCCAATTTTTCCAGATAAGACGGGTCATTGTCATAGTTATGTTCGGCATCCTGCAACGGCGTGTAATAAAATTCATATTTTTCCTTCATCGAAATCAAAATACACGCAATAATATGTTGGAATTGGCTGCCAAAACCATCTTGACACTGCTTGTTGGTAATATACATTGTCATCTCGATTATTATATGTGTGATATATACACATATAACAGCCCTGTTTCTATATCTATTTGGTCGGCATCGATGGAGAACCCCAATAATTAATTTTACAAAAAAGGATTCAAAATTGTGTTAGAATTATTCTTCAATAGCGAACATGAATACCCCATACAAAGAAGAACGTCGGGTGTTTCTTACCCTCACGCATTATTCCACGGAAGGTCCTACGAGTCCTTGGTACATTGAAAATGGGGGAAATACAGGTATCGGCAACATGCTGTTTCAAATTACTTCGGCAATGTGTTTTGCCTTGAAATATAATGCCAAGCTCTATGTCCCCGGACTAGAAACATTCTTCCGCTGCGAAAATGTTAAAAAGGAAAACAGCATTTTTCGTTATGTATGTAGCGACAACATCCCTTTGTACTATTCCCTCATGGATACAAAAATCGTCTCCGATAGTTGTCAAAAAAACATCTGGGAATACGAGTTTAAAAATAACATCCATTTCAACGAATATTTCGAAAATTTCCAGAACATCATGCACAATCGCGATATGATCCAAGATATGTTTGGTCCCACCCCCTCGGATATTCACTATATCACTTACAAGTATCCGTCGATACGCAATTCCGATATTTGCTCCATTCACGTTCGTTTAGGTCCCGACTACCGAGAAATATACGCAGAAAATCACGCACGTCTCTATGAGTTACAAAACAACTATTTTCGCTGTATTGATCACATGATATCCCGTGGCATCCGACGTTTTTTTGTTTTTACCAACGATCGTAACTATTGTCAAACGATTTTTGACAAAAATCCTCACTATAATTCACAAGGAATTCAGTTTATTTATTCCAACGAACGCGATTTTGTGGATATTTGGATGATTTCCTTGATCAAGCACAACATCGTTTCCGTATCCACCTTGGCTTGGTGGGGATCGTTTTTGAATAAAAATCCCGACCAATATGTGGTATGTTACAAAGGCAACCGTAACGATCTACATTACCCCGGGTGGGTCGTGTTGGGATAATGACCGACCCATTACACAAAGTTGGCCAGGTTTTTACAGTGAATGTGTAGGTTAAAAATGGGATAAACCTCGTTACCATCATTCAGAAAAGGCCGCCGTATTCCGTCCAAGCCCGTTTTCCAACTGAATTCGAAATCATTGTATTTGATGACACACGTTTCATTCACGAAACCCGTCGTATCGCCCGCAATGTTTCGCGGATCTACTCCACCCAAATACTGCCCCATCGCCGCCGCATCAAATATCATGTTAAATTCGGAAAACCGCCGAGTCACAAACGCCATTTCGGACGAATCGTCGGGGCGCGGAAAACAAATGGGGAAAAATCCAAACAGGTCCGGATTGTTACGCGCAAGAATGGAGAAATTTTCCATGTCGTTCAAATTGTGCTGGTATTGTCCGAGCACCTTTTCCAACACCGCGGCATGGGGAATATACACTACACTGGCAATCGCCCGGGTGTAGGCATCCATCGGTATATATATACGGGTTTTATCCAAGAGATCTCCGAGTATATCACAGTGGTAATAAATGGGGACATCGTTCTCCAAATGAATCACGTCCTGGATATCGTACTTGGCCATAAACGCGTAAATATAGAAAAACCGGCTGGAGGTCAGTACCCAAAACGCGTCGCGAAAATTCATATTCATCCGGGTTTTTGTGTGATACTCGAATTTGTCGTTCAATTCGTTGGCACTGATTAAATGGATGCGATCCGCATATTCCGCAAATTTGTCGAAAAAATCCGTGTTCGTAATAACATAAATAGAAGTATGTCCCAGGCGCAGTAATTGCCGAATATTAATCAAAATGTATTCTTGAAAGGTACCAATACTGACCAACACTACATTCATATCAATTCACGCGCGGGTTTCACACTCAATATACCAATATATATTGTTATATTGTTATATTGTTTTCTTTACACTTTTTTCACTACGTGTCCGTCACCTCATATAGTAATGACAAGACACGTAATCAAAACATTCCGCATCGGTTTCCTGGATTGTATGACCGTTTTTCCACCGTAAAGGTCGAATTTGTATACGCCCAGGATGAAATAATAGCATGAAATTGAAATACATTTCATACTCGGAAGCACCCGAAGAATAACAGGGGCCGTGTTGTCCACGGTAGTGGGTATCGACCTGTTCCAAAAACACGCGCCAAAACTCTTGGTTCTCGTGGTACGTCTCCACCAAAGCGAATAATTCCTGGACATAGACGGTCTCAAACATCATGTGATGACAAATCCCCGAATACTGCGGTAGCTGTTTTTCCAAACAGGGGTGTAGGCGCTTTAAATGGTCGAAATAGGGGGTGTGGTTCTCGGTACCCGTGGCGTACAAACACACCGGTGCGGTGCTGTTATCCGCGGCCATGTCGTCGGACACAAACCGCACAGGGTTCAACAAAAACGTGTCTGAATCAATCACCAAATATTGACCCAGTATTCCGGGAATCACGGTGCCCGCATACAATTTCAATAATTGTTGGAAATACCACCCATTTCGACCCCATTTTCCGTGTAGTATTTCCACATCTGTTTTCTGAAAAGGAAAAGCCGACTCCAACACCACATACACATTGTCCGGCAGATTATACGTGGGTTCCGACAGAATCAAATAAATGTTACGATATCCAATCACGTTTTTTGTCGTATATTTCAGTTGTTCGTGTATGATATTGATATCATCCGGCCCTACAGGTATCACTACATCAAACATCACTGGTCGAGATAATAGATATTCTCACCTTCTTTTATATTTTTGCCAGAGTAAATATATAGAACGATCCAAGATAAAATATGTACAGTAACTAAAGTATATGAATATGGATATTTCCGATATTATCACCGGAGAACGTATACAGCAATTGGCCGATGTCTATATTGGTAATATGGACGATTTTTACTGGAACCCGGTCATCACCGTACAACGCGAAAAACACAAGTACTTGTCCGATTTTTATTCCGGAGAACCCTACAACAATCCCCATTTGGTGTTTTGTTACGGACATGTGGTCCCAAAACTCGCAGACTATCTTCACCTGTTTCAAAACCCCTTCGTCTTGATTTCTCATAATTCCGACGAAAATATCCAGGACACGGCATCTACCCAGCGTATTTTGGCATGCGACCAGGTAATACGATGGTACGCTCAAAATATATGCCTACTTACCTCGGAACATCCCAAATTAACCATGTTGCCGATTGGTATTGCGAATGCGCAGTGGCCACACGGTAATTTGGAGCAACTTGTGGACGTCATTACACAAAATGCGGATACTCCCAAAACAAAGGCCATATACATGTCGTTTAATCCTTCCACGAATTTGCACTCTCGGGTCAAATGCTACGAATCACTGTGTAAACGTATCCCGTTTCTACCTCTGGTGAATTTTTCCGACAATTTGTGGCGTATGGTCGAATACAAATACTGTATTTGTCCAGAAGGTAACGGGGCAGATACCCATCGTATGTGGGAAGCACTATATTTAGGTGTGGTACCCATCCTAATTGAAAATAATTTCTCGGTTAATCTTCGCGCCGCAGGATTCCCCTGTATTTTGGTAACATCGTGGGCAGAATGGGATCCTCACAGCTTGGACCTTGCCCGCGATTTTACCGGCGATTTTGCGAGGGTTCGTCCCAAATTACTGTTGCGTAACGTGCTGTAGACCCCGGCATCCCATCTCAGGATAAACCTTTATACGGGAAAATAATTTGATAACATATATTATATCATATTATTGTGTGTATACCGCGTATTTTTACATCGGGAATCCCCACTATATAACACATAATACCCGCATATTTCCATGGACATTACCAGTTCTTCCCTCGGTGAACGCATGTTTCGAGTTAATTACATGGGTTCGGAAGGAACTCGTCAAAACTGGACGTTTTACGACGCGGAATCGCCCACCCTTCATCTAGATGATTCTATCCGAGTTGCGAAAAACAAAATTCTTGCCCAAATACCGCAAATTTCTTACAAGGAAATATACTTGTTCTCCGCCTCCTCGGCGACCTATTCCGCCGAAAAAATATATCAATCCATCGTTCCATCCGGAGAAAACATCACCCGCGACAAATGGGAACAAGTGGCCAAGAACCTGGGGGTGCCACTACCGCCCCCTTCCGAGAACCTCGGCTTCAAAGAGTTTGAAGCGTGGATATTGGAGAACCGCGATTCGATGCGGGTCATGGCACCGGTTGGTCAGCGGTTCGAACACGATTACCCTCTACTGTTTGCCGCGAATCCCTACAACATCACCATGGTTCTACCTCAACACAAAAAGACCCCCCTGTTTTCGTTTGAAAACTCCCTGTTACTCAATTTTTTAGGATCTGATCCCGAAAATGAATACGACATCTATTTCTGTACCGCCGAAGATGTTCTCACATATACCGAAAACCAGGGATTTCCTTCTGATTATGTTCTCCGAATGTATTTTCCGTTTCTGTACAAGGACGGTATTCGGTCATTGGCCAATTTGCGGGAAAAACGCCAACAATTGTTGGACGACTACCGTACAACATTGACCGACACCGCCCGGAAACTGTACGAAACCGTCGATCTTTTTTACGCAATTCAACACGAGGCGGGAGAACCTTTACCTTATTTATCGGCCGGAATCACCTCATTCAAGATGATTTTACATACGGATTTTATCAAGGTATTACCTCTCGATACTATTTTTAAAAAAATACACGCCACCCCGCGAATCCCCTTTATCAAATATAACCCGGGATTCCGACGCGAGAATGTCTACCGGCTTTATAGCAATAAAATCGCGACCAACGGTAAAAAAATCCCCATCTTGTCGCTATCGGAAATTTCAAAATTATCCAAAGAAACGGGGAGAACCGGTCAAATATCCCTCTATATTCAGGATACTTACCGGGATCACCCCCTCCAGGTATTTCTGAATTTTAACCGAGACGGGAAAATTCAGCTAAAAACGGGTCTTAAAACCCCCATTTCCGTCGGTGATGTGAAAGGGTTGGTGGTTCAAATCATTGGTCCAGTCATCGATGAACTCAACACGTTTTTGTTTGAAACGGGTTACCAAATTGACCCGGTAAACACCGCCAACATGGACATTGAACAAATACAGTACACTTCGAGTATTCTCATTGAAAAAAAGATGGATATCAAAAAATACCGCGGATGTTTAAGCAGTATATTTGATGTGGAAGAATTTGACACTACGGCAGAAATGGGCGCCAAACTAAAATTCAAACGGGTAGAGAATTATCAAGAAATGGACCCCATTTCTCTCTCTATCAGTCGAACTTACACTAAAACCCGGGAAGTGGAAGAAGTCATTCGTGAACTGATTGAAGAATTTAACATCACGGAAGACGCGGCCAAAGAACGGGTCGTCAAATTTTTCGGAGAACATACCCTCATTCAGGGGAAATTAGTGGATAACGCCGGATTTCCGGTAACATTCAAAGTCACTCCCGCCGACCATCGTTTGGATATCACCGTGGACCAAATCCCTTCCCTCCAATATGTCGACATTGTGTCGGGTTATTTGGACAGTATCGTGCGAATTTTTCAAGTTCCGGGTTCCACACCAGCAGTAGAACAATTCGCCATCAACTGTAAGAAAACCACCAATTACGCCCATGTCGACAAAACGACCTTTGACAATATTGTTGCCGCAGAAGTGGACGCGCTACCTCGCATTGCGCAACCCATACTTTTCATGTCGGAAGACGCGGACACCGAATTTTTCGGAGAACTCCCCCCGGAAACTGACATGGGGGAAGAAGCCGAAGACGAAGAAGACGTGAATGAATCGGATTTCGACTTTGACGATAACGCGGCACCTACGACCACGATTACCCAAAAGACAAAACCCGACGATTCCGACGAAGAATCCGTGTTTGGTATGGATGTGGAAGGTGGTGCTAATCCGGACGATAACGACGAGGGATTCGAAATCAACGTAGAAGGCAAATCTTTGAAAAACCCCAACCCTTTTCAAGAAAAAATGGAAAAATATGATCCGGTTCTCATTCTCAAGAAGGAACGCGGCCAGTACAACCCCTATTCGAAAATTTGCCCGGTCGCGGTCCAACGCCAACCGGTGTTACTTACCTCTTCCGAAAAAAATCGCATCGACGCGGAACACCCTGGCTCCTACAGCACGGCGGTTCAGTACGGATCTGAACCCGACAAACAATATTGGTATATTTGTCCGCGTTACTGGTCGCTCAAACACAACACCAGTATGACCGCCGACGAAGTCGCCGAAATCCTGAAAACCGATCCAAACGCACTCATTTCCCCCAAAGCCAAAGTGGTACCCAAAGGCGCCTACATCTATGAATTCAACGCACCCAAAGAACACCTCGACGAAAAGGGTAATTACATTACGCATTATCCGGGTCTTATCAAGGGAAAACACCCCGACGGGTTCTCCCTCCCCTGCTGTTTCAAACGTGTTCAAGTACAAGAAAAGGAAACGAACCCGGCTAAAATGACTACTAAAATAAATGTCTACGTCATGAGTGCCAACAGCCGCCCGCTTCCGGAGAACCGGTTCGGATTCTTGCCGGATGCCCTGCAGCGTTTTTTGAAAACCGACAACAATCAGTGTGTGGAGAAAACCAACGCGGCCCTCATCAAAGCCAACGTTTCTTGTATTCTAAGGTACGGGGTGGAACAATCTGAAACGCAGTCCTTCTTGGGTTGTCTGGCCGACTTGTATGCGGACTTACACGCTCTCGAAAAAAAACCCCCGGTGGCAGAAATGCGCCGTATTTTGTCGGATTCAATCACCCTTGATCTGTTTTTACAGTACCATAACGGGTCGCTGGTCGCCATTTTTCGCAAAGAGGGGGAGAAAGAGGTCAGTGTTACCAACATCAAAAAAAAGGCCGTTCAATACCCGGACTCGTGGTTTGTCCAGGAGATTTTAAACGGAGGAAGCAACGACGAACTCCTATTTTTGTCGGAAACATTGGCATCGTTTGAAGCCTTTAAACACTACATCTTGGACGAAACTGCCTATATTGACCACACTTATCTCTGGGACGTGGTGACACAGGCCAATCCGAGTATGATACCCACCGGCATGAATATGGTAATTTTGACGTTGCCCAAACCCAAACAGGTGGAAATTGTGTGTCCCACCAGTGCCTATCTACCCAAGGCGTTTGATCCGAGTAAACCTACCTGGGTGCTCTTCAAAGACGGCGATTTTTTTGAACCCATCTACGTTTACGAAAACCGGAAAAAAATCGTGATACACAAACTGTTTCGTAGCGGAGACGCCGATCCGACGATGAATAACATACTCAAATTAATCGACAATACCATGAATACACACTGTAAACCCCAGAACAGCTTACCCGGTATCTACACATTCAAACGGAACTTGTCGGCGGCGAAAATGTATGATTTACTACAATCTTTACAATATACCGTGGTTCTCCAGGTGATGAATTATCAATCCAAAATTGTGGGAATGGTCGTGGCGGACGCGGAGAACGCAACCCGGTTCTTCGTTCCTTGCGCTCCGTCCACCTTGATCGATCAGGTCGATTTGGTGTTGATCGATCAAGTCAAAGACTGGAAAGATTATGCCACGACGGTGCGTCTGTTGAATCAACTCTATGTCGCCTCTGAAGGTAAAATAAAATGTTCTCCCAAAATGAAAATTGTCGACGATGACAACATTATCGGCATTGTAACAGAAACCGACCAATATGTGCGGATATCACCCAGTACGCCAAAGGTTGACGACGCACTGGAGGAAATGTCGGGAGTCGATTACTTGGAAGCAGACAAAGTCATCATAGGCACCGTGGCCCCCAACAATCAGCGTGTGAGAACCATCCGTAACATTCATTTGGAGAGTCGGTTTTATCGCGTATTTCGGACCATGGTACGGGAACTTCTCGGTCAGTACGAAAATCGGTTGTATAAACTCCAAATCGTGGACATGTTGGAGAACCTGGCCTATTCTTACATACAAAAAATGGGGAAAATCGAGACCATTTTACGTAAAATGGTAGACACGGCCATTGAGTTCCGTTCCATGTCGGAGGATACTACAGATTATCTCGCGGACGACGCGCATTTCATGGATTATACCCGCTGTAAAAAATGTGAGAACCGGAATGTATGTAAACTGGGTGAAGACGGACAGTGCCATCTGTTTTTACCGGAGCGTCATTTGGTCATGGGAATGCGCAACGACGAATTGTATTATGCGCGATTAACGGACGAGCTGTTGCGGTTTCGGCGTGTGCGGCTTTTTATGCTGGAACCCATGTATTATCTGAATTTAACCAATGTTGACTACAAAATTAACGACGACGAAATACTGTTGCTGGAAACGTTTTTGAAATCGGAGAACTTTTCCGATTTGCGGTTATTCAATTTCAACGAATATTTACGTGAAATAACGTACGACATTGCGGATGTTGCCAAATAACCGCGGGAGTTGTACTTGTCAAACACGATTTTAGATGTAAGGAAAAATCGTGTTTATGTCAGCGGAGTTGTGAAGGCTAGAATCACCAATCCTGTACCACCCTTGCCACCATTTGTAAATGTGCCACTCGTACTAGTGGTATTCGCGCCCCCACCACCACCGCCGCACCCGGTATTGACCAAAGCGTTTTTACCTACATCACCTTCTCCACTTCCACCCGCGCCCGCGCCATTGAAACCACTTCCTCCGTTACCGGTATTACCTCCCCCGCCTCCACCACCCCCAAACACATAACTATTTGCGACAGTACTACTCAACATATTTGAAAAGGTACCATTCGAAGATGCTGTACAACCGCTACCCCCCGCGCCACCTACCCCTCCCCCGCTACCATTAGCTCCCGCACCGTAAGCTCCCGCACCCCCTCCTCCGCCGTTACTGACCCCACCACTGCTATAGTTTTGACGCGAAGAAGATGCCGACAACAAACTGTTAGAATTGATTGTCACACCTGCTACAGTGGTCGTATAGTAATATACTCCGTTGGTACCACCCTGACCAGAAGTCGTATAATTACCGTTGTAGCCCTGATTTGCGTAATTAAATACGCTGTCTGACGCAGGGAATGCGTTTATCGCGATATTATTTTTACCCGATACAGTGGAATACACCGCAGTTTGGCCACCATAATTAGCATAATTAACCAGAAAACTCGAATCTGATCCGGCCCCTCCATTGCCGATAAGAAAATTAGTATTTGTTCCTGCGGCAAATGTAGCGTTGACTAACACACATGTACCACCACCGCCACCACCCCCGGGTACTTGAACTGTCGAGGAATTTGGTCGTACACCCGCGCCACCACCCCCACCTCCCGTAACCACAAATATATCCGCAGTAAAATTCTGCCCGAAAGTAATACTGGCATTGGCATTGATAAATAATATGGTTGAATACGTCGAATTACTTGTGGTATAAATAGTAGATCCCCAGGTTGTACTAGGAGGTACCGAAAACGTGGTTGGTACCGGCAATGTCAAAGTATAGGTAGTATTGTTACTCGTGGAATAATAGTTCAACGCGTTTGCGGGAGATAGGGTAAATACCACCGAATTTGCGGTTAAACCTGTAAAATTTTGAGAAAATGAACTGGTCGAAAAGAATTGATCGGAACTGGGAGAACCCCCCGTGGGGGTGTAGGTAACATAAATCCCGGAATAACTGGTTCCCGCAACTGTAATTGTCCCCGAAGTGGGCGTAAGAGAAGAGGGCGATACCGTAAGTTTGGTGGCATCGACCCAGGTACATGTTGTAACCGAAGCTACCAAACACGATGAAACTCCGGACCCGTAATTGTTGGTATTTACCACATAGACTGAATATGTATACTGGGTATTTTGTGTCAACGTCGTCCCGTTGTAAGTACTTATTGATGCAGAGTTCGAAGAAGTGCTATAATTTACCGTAGCCACATTGTTATTGTTCGAATCCAATATGACCAACTTCGAATAACCGTTGTTGCTTCCGACATAGGTGATACTTACCGTGGATATCGTACTTCCTGAACCATTGTATGATACGGTTGCTTGAGTTGGGTCAGCCAATGTATACGTAGTTACCGTCGTAGCCAGACACGCAGCATACACGCCGTATCCCAACTGATTCAGAGCATATACTTTTAATGCGTACGATTTATTCGCCGTTAAACCGCTGCCATTAAACGAGGTGATTGTCGTGGTTTGGTAGGATGTCGTTAAACTACCTAGGGTAGTTAACGTATTCCCTTGCCCGTCTACGATTGCGAGCGATGTACAGAATGTGGCTGCCGTTATCAGATAATTAATACCTACCGCGCTGGTAGAAGACAACGAACTGTTATACGTGACACTGATGCCCGCCGTATTCGCCAACGTACACGTATTCAATGACGATGTCACCAAACAGGCGGATACCCCGTAACCCACTCCCACACCATTTACTACATAAACGGAATAACTATATTGTGTGTTGGTAGTCAAAACTACTGCGTTATATCTATTAATAGATACTGTGGAAGATGCGCTGTACGCGGGAGTGGCCACACTGTTGTTGTAGGGATCCCGGATCGCCAGCGTGCTGTACCCGTTGTTGCTACCCGTATAGCTGAGGCTTACCGCGGTGGTGGTGGAACCCGCCGGATTGTAAGCCACAGTTGTGCTGTTGGGGTCCGCGAGTGTCCACGCATTGATCGTAGCTACCAACGCCGCGGATACGATACCATATCCCTGCGGGTTAAACGCATACACCTTCAACACGTAGTTTGTGTTGGTCGTGAGACTGGCGCCGTTGTACGTACTGAGGGTGATCGTTTGGGTGGTCGACGGGAAACTGCTGATGGAAGTCAATATATTATTGTTACTATCCACAATCGCCACGGAAGTACACGCGCTGCTGGCAGTGTTGACCAGGTAATTGATTCCTACCGATGTGGTGGAACCCGCCGCTCCGTTGTACGTCACGGTGATACCGGCGGTACTCGCCAGTGTGTACGTGCTGACCGACGCGGTCACCAGGCAGGCGACCACCCCGGCACCGACCCCTGCGCCGTTTACCGCATACACCGCGTACGTGTACGTGTTGTTGGCCGTCAGTGCGGCACCGTTGTAACTGCTCAGGGACACCGTAGAAGACGCGCTGTACGCGGGGGTGGCCACACTGTTGTTGTTGGGATCCCGGATCGCCAAGGTACTGTACCCACTGTTGCTGCCCGTGTAGCTGAGGCTGACCGCGGTGGTGGTGGAACCCGCCGCGTTGTACGCCACAGTTGCTGTGGTAGGATCCGCCAGCGTCCACGCGTTGATGGTCGCCACCAACGCGGCCGGGACGGCACCGTATCCCTGCTGGTTCAGCGCATACACCTTCAACACGTAGTTTGTGTTGGTCGTAAGACTGGTACCGTTGTACGTACTGAGGGTGATTGTTTGGGTGGTCGGGGAGAAACTGCTGATGGAGGTCAGGGTGTTGCCGTTGCTGTCCAAGATCGCCACGGAAGTACATGCGCTGCTGGCGGTGTTGACCAGGTAATCGATTCCTACCGATGTGGTGGAACCCGCTGCTCCGTTGTATGTGACGGTGATCCCGGCGGTACTCGCCAGCGTGTACGTGCTCACCGACGCGGTCACCAGGCAGGCGGCCACCCCGGCACCGACCCCCGCCCCGTTCACCGCATACACCGTGTATGTGTACGTGTTGTTGGCCGTCAGTGCGGCACCGTTGTAACTGCTCAGGGACAC